CCGCACCACCTGTGTCTTGATACTTTTATTTTACCACTTTTTCCTTCTCGGGGATAGTTCGGATTAAATCAGAGGTTCCCTTATTCTTGGTATACAGGCCATACTGCCGGTTCATGTTTTTCAGTTGGTAACGAATCGTGTCCATAGGAGTATGTTGACGCAGATCGGCCCAGTTGTCAAGGCCGTACCGGGCAATCTTCAAGGAATCGGCCTTGTCCGTTTTGACACGGCGCAGGGAGTTGTTCCCATATTCTTTGATCAGCAGCGGATTGACCGCGCTGACGAAGATCCCGGCATCGTGAAGCATTTGGGCAACCGGCTCGTAATAACGCCCGGTGTGCTCCAGAATGACCCTCGTTTCGCCGTCCAGGCTTTTCAGGTAGTTTGCCAACTCCCGGAGTTCGGTGGCGGTGTGACGTACCTCGTGAGGCTTGACCGCCAATTCCCCAAAGGGACGGACGACGGCAACCATACTCTTGCCTTTGGAAACATCAATGCCGACTGCGTTCATGAAACACTCTCCCCATAACAGATTTGCAATTGGCCCCCTCGTTTGCGAGGGCTCCATCCTTTCCTCATTGCCGATTCTATCTGTTTGATGACGCGAACGCCCCGGCGAACCGGCGGTTCTACCTGCATAAAACGAACGCTGTCAGAATGAGAGGACGGCTGACTGACTTAATTTCGGACGTGGTTAGTCCTTGGAGGTGATCGTCAGACCCATCGCTCTTTCATTCTAACAGCTTAGGCAACAAGATGGAAAAAGGCACGGCTGGCTGTCGTGCCTCTCACCAAATTTATAGTAACAGGAGGATACGATTATGGAAACCACAACGATTCTTTGTATCCTGCTTCTCAGCCTATATCTGGCTCTGGCGGTTTTTTGGATTATTCGCTCCATCCTTGATGTCATCGAGGACCGCAAGCGTGAAAAGCGAAATGTGAAATGGGAAACCGAAAGACTCCAGCTTGAAAAGGAACGCGCCGCCTGTGATGAGGAATATCACCGGAAGCGAATGGAGCAACTGGGCAGGTAAGACACGGCCGGTGGGTGGCGGGAACATTCCTGTCACCCATTTTGGCTTTTGAAAGGAATCGACGTATGAAAACTCTCTCGATTGATATTGAAACCTACAGCAGCGCGCCGCTTTCCAAATGCGGCGTTTACAAATACGCGGAATCTCCCGATTTTGAAATTCTCCTGTTCGGCTGCAGCGCAGACGGCGGCCCGGTTCGGGTTGTCGACCTCGCCTGCGGGGAGAAGCTCCCGCCTGAAATTGCCGCGGCTCTTACCGACGAGGCCGTTGTCAAATGGGCGTTCAACGCAAATTTCGAGCGCGTCTGCCTCTCCCGGTTCCTCGGGCTGCCCGTCGGCACCTATCTCGACCCCGCCCAGTGGCGCTGTTCCATGGTTTGGGCGGCGGCCATGGGCCTGCCGCTGTCGCTGGAGGGCGCCGGCGCGGTGCTGGGGCTGGAAAAGCAGAAGCTCACCGAGGGTAAGGAACTCATCAAATATTTCTGCCGGCCCTGCGCGCCGACAAAAGCCAATGCCGGCCGCACCCGCAACCGTCCCGCGCATGCACCGAACAAGTGGGCCGCCTTCAAGCGGTACAATGCCCGCGATGTGGAAACGGAGATGTCCGTTCAGGAGCGGCTTTCCAAGTTCCCGGTGCCCGAAAGCGTCTGGGAGGAGTATCAGCTGGATCAGGAAATCAACGACCGGGGCGCCGCGCTGGATCTGACGCTGGTCAGGCAGGCCATCGCGATGGACGCACGCTCCCGCCGGCAGCTTACCGCAGCCATGAAGAAGCTGACGGAGCTGGACAATCCGAATTCGGTTCAGCAGATGAAGCGGTGGCTTGCGGAAAACGGGCTGGAAACGGACACCCTCGGCAAAAAGGCCGTCGCAGAACTGATGAAAACCGCACCGGAACCCCTCGGCGACGCGCTCTCCCTCCGACAGCAGCTTGCCAAATCCTCGGTGCGGAAATATCAGGCGATGGAGACCGCCGTCTGCGCCGACGGACGCGCCCGCGGCATGTTCCAGTTTTACGGCGCCAGCCGAACCGGGCGCTGGGCCGGCCGGCTCATTCAAATGCAAAACCTGCCGCAGAACCACCTTCCCGACCTGGAGCAGGCCCGCGCGCTGGTGCGCCGCGGAGATTATGACGGTGTCGAAATGCTCTACGAAGATGTCCCGGATACGCTCTCCCAGCTGATCCGCACGGCATTCGTGCCGCGGGCGGGCGCAAAATTCATCGTCGCAGACTTCAGCGCCATCGAAGCCCGCGTGATCGCGTGGCTTGCCGGCGAGCAGTGGCGGCAGGCGGTTTTTGCAAAGGGCGGCGACATCTACTGCGCCTCCGCCTCTCAGATGTTTAAGGTGCCGGTCGAAAAGCACGGCGTCAACGGGCATCTGCGGCAAAAAGGGAAAATTGCGGAGCTGGCGCTCGGGTACGGCGGCTCGGTCGGCGCGCTCAAAGCCATGGGCGCTCTCGAAATGGGCCTTGCCGAGGACGAGCTTCCTTTGCTGGTCGACGCGTGGCGGCAGTCCAATCCGAATATCGTAAAGCTCTGGTGGGATGTGGACCGCGCGGCGATTGAGGCCGTCCGCAATAAACATGCCAACAGCACCCACGGCATTGGGTTCTCCTGCCGGAGCGGGATGCTTTTTGTCACACTGCCTTCCGGCCGGCGGCTTGCCTATGTAAAGCCGCGCATCGGTCAAAACCGGTTCGGCGGGCAGTGCGTCACCTATGAAGGCGTCGGCGGCACGAAGAAATGGGAACGCCTCGATTCCTACGGCCCTAAATTTGTGGAAAACATTGTGCAGGCCACCGCACGCGACATCCTCTGCTATGCCATGCGGACACTGCGCCGCTGCGCCATTGTCATGCACATTCACGACGAAGTGGTCATCGAAGCCGAACCGGGCATGTCTCTGGAGGCCGTCTGCGAACAGATGGGCAGAACGCCGCCCTGGGCAAAGGGTCTGCTGCTCCGCGCCGACGGGTACGAGACGGATTTCTATAAAAAAGACTGAGAGGGTTCGTCAAAAGCGGGCCGCCGCCTCCAGTGGGTAATAGAAGCGGGCGGCGGCAGCCCGCCCGGGAAGGAGGTCTGCCATGAGCATCGGCAAACGCAACAGCGAAGGCTACCCGGACCCCACCGCCTGCGAAGCTCTGTCGCTGATTGAGCAGGAGGAGCGCGCGCTCCGGGCATTTCGGCCCATCGTCTATATCTGCTCCCCCTATGCGGGAGACATTGAAAGAAACGTCCGGGCCGCGCGGAATTACTGCCGTTTCGCTGTGGACAAGGGGTTTATCCCCATCGCGCCTCACCTGCTGTTCCCGCAGTTTTTGAACGACGCCGACCCGCGGGAGCGGGAGCTTGGGCTGTTTTTCGGAAACGCCCTGATGAGCAAATGCTCCGAGGTGTGGGTGTTCGGCGGCAATATCACAGCCGGCATGCAGGCGGAAATCAAACGGGCCAGGTGGAAGAATTACCGCCTGCGCTGCTTCACGGAAGATATGGAGGAGGTACAGGATGTTTGCAGTCACTGAAGGTACGCGCCGCATCGGCGGCACAGAGATTTCTACTTATACGCGCGAAATTGTCAGCGCCAACGTTCTCGAGGCTGAGGCCGGCACCAACGGCTATCAGGGCGGCGATGCCGGGCACGGAAGCCGCACCTATTTCCGCATTTCGGACGAGGGCGGCACGAATATCCGGGTGCGCCCGCTGGGCCGCTGCGGAGACGAAGGCTTCGAAGTCACGCTCGGCGGCGACTGTGAGCTGGAAACCATCATCACGGCGCTGAAGTTCATCACCAAGGTATTGGAGGACGGCGCGAAGGAGGTGCGCGACTGATGTTTACTCTGTACAGCGCCGACATTGTCGGCAACCCCGGCAACTGCTCCTATCCCCACAAAACCGAAGTCACAGACGAGGAAAGCCTGCGGGCGGCGGTCTGCCGCGACTACGTCTGCGCCGAGTACAAAAACAGCTACCGAAGCGGCGACAATTTTCTCGGCGCGGACTGCCTGCCCGTGGACTGCGACAACGACCACTCCGAAAACCCGGCCGATTGGGTTCGCCCGGCCGATGTCGCCGCCGCGTTTCCGGATGTCGGCTTCGCGGTCCATTACAGCCGCTGCCACATGCGCGAGAAAAACGGGAAGCCCGCCCGGCCGAAGTTCCATATTCTTTTCCCGATTACGCGCATCACCGACGCGGCTGCTTACAGCGATATGAAGAAGCTGGTAAGCACCATCTTTCCGTATTTTGACACCAGGGCGCTGGATGCGGCGCGCTTCTTCTTCGGCACATCCCGCGCCGAGGTGGAACTCTTCCCCGGCAGGATGAATCTGACCGAATTTCTGGAGGACGACGACTTTGACGCGGATCTGCCCGGCGGCAGCGGAACCGGCCCGGTTATTCCGGAGGGCAGCCGCAACGCCACCCTGTCCCGATTTGCCGGCAGGGTTATCAAAAAATACGGCGACGGCGATGAGGCGTATCAATGTTTTCTGGAGGAAGCCGCAAAATGCGCACCGCCGCTTCCGGACGCCGAGCTTTCGACCATCTGGCACAGCGCCCGGCGGTTTTACGCCAAAATTCAGCGTCAGGACAGTTATGTGCTGCCCGAGGTGTATAACAGCGATGTCTCATACAAGCCCGGTGATTTCTCCGACGTCGGGCAGGCCGAGGTGCTGGCAAAGCACTTTTCCGGTGAGCTGCGCTATTCGCCGGCGACGCACTTTATCCGGTACACGGAGCACTACTGGAAGGAAACCGAGCCGGGCGCGCAGGCGGTGGCCCACGAGCTGACCCGCCGCCAACTGGAGGAGGCGACCCGGGATCTGCTGGCCGCCGCCAAAAAGCTGACCGGATGCGGGGCGCAGGGCATTCTCGACACGACCTCCAAAGCCAAGGCGGAAGCCCTGTTCAACGACGCGCAGTCCGAGGCCTACGACGAATATCTCGCGGCGAAAGCCTACCAGTCCTATGCGATCCGCCGCCGCGATTCAAAGAATATTACCGCGGCGCTCAAAGAGGTGCGCCCGATGCTGGAGATTTCCCCGCGGGATCTGGATGCGGACTGCTTTCTTCTCTGCACGCCCGAAGCCACCTACGATCTGCGCAAAGGTCTTGACGGTGCGCGGGAGCACGCGCCGTCCGACTTTATCACCAAAATCACCTCTGTTTCGCCCGGCAGGAAAGGCGGGCAGCTCTGGCAGGACAGCTTAGGCCTCATCTTCTGCAAAGACCGCGAACTCATCGACTATGTGCAGATGATCTGCGGGCTTGCCGCCGTCGGCAAGGTCTATGTGGAAGCGCTCATCATCGCCTACGGCTGCGGGCGCAACGGCAAGTCCACCTTCTGGAACGCGGTTTCCCGCGTGCTGGGTCTGTACAGCGGCAACATCTCCGCCGACACGCTGACGGTGGGCTGCCGCCGCAACATCAAGCCGGAGCTGGCCGAGGTCAAGGGCAAGCGCCTGCTCATCGCCGCCGAAATGCAGGAGGGCGCCCGGCTCAACGACTCCACCGTCAAGCAGCTCTGCTCCACCGACGATGTGTTCGCCGAGAAAAAGTACAAGGACCCGTTCAGCTTCACGCCCTGCCATACGCTGGTTCTCTACACCAACCACCTGCCGAAGGTCAGCGCCTCCGACGACGGAATCTGGCGCAGGCTGATCGTGATTCCGTTTGGCGCAAAGATAGAAGGAAAAAACGACATCAAGAACTACGGCGAATATCTCTACAACAATGCCGGCGAGAGCATTCTGGCGTGGATCATCGAGGGTGCCCGAAAGGTGATCGCGCTGGATTACAAGCTCCCCGTGCCGGCATGCGTGCAAAAAGCCATTGACGAGTACCGGGCGCAGAACGACTGGTTCGGCCATTTTCTGGAGGACCGGTGCGAGCTTGCCGCCGGTTTCCGCGAAAGCTCCGGCGCTTTGTATCAGGCGTACCGCAATTACAGCATCGACACAAACGAATATGTCCGCAGCACCGCGGATTTCTATTTTGCACTGGAAAAGGCCGGCTTTGAGCGGATTGTCCGGGACGGCCGGCGCTTTTTTACCGGGCTCCGTCTCAAAACGGACGACGGAGATTTCGAGCGCTTTTTGCAGTAAATAAGATAATCAAGTGACCTCGACGAAGGTCTCTTCCAAAACTTTTCTTAGACACATAAAAAATCTCATAAGAAAAAGTTCGGTAAATGACATGCGCCGAGGTCACTTGAAAGGGGAAAACGGCCGTGAGAGAAAAGGAAATCGAGCAAAAATTCACTCTGATGGCAAGGCGGACGGGCGGTCTGGCCTTGAAGTTCGTATCCCCCGGCATGAGCGGAATGCCCGACCGCCTTGTTCTGCTGCCGGGCGGACGCATGGCCTTTGTGGAGGTCAAGGCTCCGGGCAGGGCGCCGCGCCCCCTGCAGGAAGCCAGACACCGGACGCTGCGGCGGCTGGGCTTTCGGGTTTTCGTGCTGGACCGGCCAGAGCAGATTGGAGGAATTCTGGATGAAATACGAACCCCATAGCTACCAGACCTATGCCGTCCGTTACATCGAGGATCACCCCGTCGCGGCGGTCCTGCTGGATATGGGCCTCGGCAAAACGAGCATCACGCTGACCGCCCTGAATAACCTGCTGTTTGACAGCTTCGAGGCTCACCGTATTCTGGTAATCGCGCCTCTCCGCGTGGCCCGCGACACATGGCCCGCCGAGATTCAGAAATGGGATCACCTGTCGCTTTTGACCTGCTCCGTGGCGGTGGGCACCGAGGCCGAGCGCAGGGCGGCGCTTTTGCGGCGGGCGGATATCTGCATGATCAACCGGGAAAACGTCCAGTGGCTCATTGAGGAGAGCGGCGTCCCCTTTGACTTCGACACCGTGGTGGTCGACGAGCTGTCGTCCTTCAAAAGCCACCGGACAAAACGCTTCCGGGCGCTGATGAAGATCCGCCCGCGCGTCCGCCGCATCATCGGCCTGACCGGCACCCCGTCCGCAAACGGCCTTATGGATCTGTGGGCCGAATACCGGCTGCTGGATATGGGACAGCGCCTCGGCCGCTTCATCGGGCAGTACCGAACGGACTATTTTCTTCCTGACAAGCGCAGCGGGCAGGTGGTGTTCACCTACAAGCCGCTGCCCGGCGCGGAGGAAGCAATCTACCGCAGAATCGCGGACATCACCATCAGCATGAAGTCCGCCGACCATCTGCGGATGCCGAAGCTTATCAGCAGCGAATACGAGGTGCGGCTTTCCGAGGAAGAACGGGCGCGGTACAACGATCTGAAAAAAGATCTGGTGCTTCGGCTCCCGGACGGCGAGATCACCGCCGCCAACGCCGCGGCGCTGTCAAACAAGCTCTCGCAGATGGCAAACGGCGCGGTCTATGACGACGCCGGCGGCACGATTCATATCCACGGCCGCAAGCTGGACGCGCTGGAGGATTTAATCGAGGCGGCGAACGGCAAACCGGTTCTGGTGGCCTACTGGTTCAGGCACGACCTTGCCGGAATCTCCGAGCGCCTGCGAAAGCTCCGCATTCCGTTTTCACCTCTCGACACTCCGGAGAGCATCCGCAGATGGAACGCCGGCGAGCTGCAGGTGGCGCTGGTGCACCCCGCGTCCGCCGGGCATGGGCTGAACCTGCAGTCGGGCGGCTCCACCATCATCTGGTTTGGGCTGACGTGGAGTCTGGAGCTTTACCAGCAGACCAACGCCCGGCTCTGGCGGCAGGGGCAGACGGCGGACACCGTTGTGGTGCAGCATATCGTCACCAAGGGCACCATCGACGGCCGCATATGCAGGGCGCTTTCCGCCAAGGACCGCACGCAGTCCGCCCTGATTGAGGCGGTCAAAGCCGATCTGAAAATCTGATGACAATAAGGGACTTCGTCCCTGAGACAATTTGTGCCAATCCGAGGGATCAAGAAACCGGAGGTACAGATTATGAACACGCAGGAAATGACGGCGAAGGAGTACCTTTCCCAAGCCTATCGAATCGACCAGCGCATCAACTCAAAACTGGAGCAGGTCCAGTCGCTCCGGAATTTGGCGGAGAAAGCCTCCGCCGCTCTGGGCGAGACGCCGAACAGCGGCACAAGGAATTTCCACCGCATGGAAGACGTGATCTGCAAAATGATCGACCTGGAGGACGAAATCAACGCCGACCTGAACGCCCTGATCGACCTGAAGCATGAAATTGTCACGATCATCCGGTGTGTGGAAGCGCCCGACCTCCAGACGATTCTGGAGCTCCGCTACCTGTGCTTCAACACATGGGCGGAAATCTCCGTGGCGCTGCATCTCGACATCCGCTGGGTGCACCGCCTTCACAACAAGGCGTTAAACGAGGTGGATGCGATTCGTCACCCGAGACCATAGAAAGCCGCACGGCTCTTATGATATTGTTAGAGTGGCGAAAAAATCAGAAAGCCTTCACGGGAGCAAAACCCGCGGAGGCTTTTTCCATGCGCCGGAACGGAGGAAATCACGGTGCCGTACAAAGCGAAAAAGCCGTGCGCCTACCCCGGCTGCCCGAACCTGACAGCCGGCAGATTCTGCGAGGAGCACGCGAAGCTGGAAGCCAAGCGCTACAACCGGTACGGCCGCGACCCGGAGAGCAACAAACGCTACGGCAGGTCGTGGGCGAAGATCCGGGCGGCATACCTTTCGGCGTATCCGCTGTGCGAGGTTTGCAAGGCAGAAGGCAGGCTGACCCCCGCCGAGCTGGTTCACCACAGGCGCAGGCTGACCGACGGCGGCACCAACGACTGGAGCAATCTGCAGGCGCTGTGTCAGGAGTGCCACTCAAGGCTTCATGCCGAACGCGGCGATTATTTCTGATTTTATGAAATAAATCAAAGTCTGTGAATTCAACGGGAGGGGCGGTCCGAATCTCTGCGGCTTTCGGGCAGGACAGCGCGCCCGGCCCTTCGTATGAATTTTCGCAGAATCAAAAACTTTTTCAAAAAGCGCGGCAAAGGAGGCGATGCCCGTGCCGAGAGGAGGAGCAAGGCCGGGCGCGGGCCGCCCAAAGAAACCGCTCGCGGACAAGATCATCGAAGGCAACCCCGGAAAACGGGAACTGACCAAGCTGAAATTTCCCGCGGGTGAAAAATCAAACACGGGTTTTGAAAAAAATTCAAACGCGCAGAAATCAAAAACCAAAAGCAGCCGCCGTATGCCGTCCTTCCTTGACATGGCTGCCAAGGAAGGCGGCGACGTGCTGCCGCCGGCAAGCGGGATTTATAAAATGCTCGCAGAGTGGGTCGATGGTTCCGGGTGCGGAGAACTGGTCGCGCCGAACCTGATCGAGGACTTCGCGTTCCTGCGCAGGGCCTATCTGGAATGCGAATACATGAACCGCCGGCTGGGGCGCATCGCGTCCGGCAAGCGGTCGCCTTACGTCAACATGGCGCTGGATTATCAGAAAGCCATGATGGCGGTCTACAACCAAATCTGGCTGATCGTTTCGCAGAACTGCGAAACCAAATACGAGGGCAAGAACGAATTCCTCGAGATGCTCAGGAACAGGGGGTTTTAGCCAATGCAGCCGACGGAAAGGTTTCCTGCCGGGACTTCCCGGTTTGAGAAAGTGAATATCGACAAACTGGTGCCTTACGCCCGCAACGCACGGACGCACTCCAAGGAACAGATTCTGCAGCTTCGCGCGTCGCTCCGTGAGTTCGGCTTCGTCAATCCCGTCATTGTGGATAAGGACTGCAACATCATCGCGGGGCACGGGCGCGTGCTGGCGGCGAAAGCCGAGGGCATGACCGAAATCCCCTGCGTGTTTGCGGAACATTTGACCGAAGCGCAGAAGCGCGCTTATATCCTTGCGGACAACCGCCTTGCGCTGAATGCCGGATGGGACGAGGAACTGCTGGCTTTGGAATTCGGCGAGCTGAAGAACCTCGGCTTTGATGTGGAGCTGACCGGCTTCGGGGCAAACGAGATTGAAAAGCTCTTTGCCGCCGACACCGGCGCGGTGCAGGACGATGACTTTGACCTCACGGCTGCTTTGGAAGAGGCGGCTTTTGTTCTGCCCGGAGATGTGTGGACGCTGGGACGGCACCGGCTGATCTGCGGCGACGCCACCGACGCGGAAACGGTGAAAAAGCTGATGGGCGCCGGGAGCTCCGGTGGAAGCCGCAAGGCGAACCTTGTCCTGACCGACCCGCCGTACAACGTGAACTTTGAGGGTTCCAGCGGACTGAAAATCAGGAATGACAGCCAGAAATCAGACCAGTTCTATGCTTTTCTGCTTTCGGCATTCCGGAATCTGGCGGACAATCTGGAAAGCGGCGGCTCCGCCTACATCTTCCACGCGGACACCGAGGGCGAAAATTTCCGCCGGGCGTTCCGGGAAGCCGGCTTTCACCTCTCCGGAACCTGCATCTGGGTAAAGGACAGCTTTGTCATGGGACGTTCGCCCTACCAGTGGCAGCACGAGCCGATTCTCTACGGCTGGCTCAAAACCGGTACGCACAAGTGGTACGCCGGCCGCTCGGAAGCCACGGTCTGGAATTTCGCCAAGCCGAAAAAGAACAGCGACCACCCGACGTCAAAACCCCTCGACCTGCTGGCCTATCCCATCCGCAACTCCAGCCAGGCAAATGCCATCGTGCTGGACACTTTCGGCGGTTCCGGTTCCACGCTCATCGCCTGCGAGCAGACCGACCGCATCTGCTTCATGATGGAGCTGGACGAAAAATACGCGAGCGTGATTTTGCGCCGGTATGCCAAGTTCAAACAGAACGGCGGCGCGGACGTCACCTGCGAGAGGGACGGCAGGACCTATGCCTTCGCCGACCTTGTCAAAGACATTTCAAGGGAAGCTTAATTACACAAACCTCCGCGCACATCTTTGTCGGCATTACGGCGCCGAAAGGACTTGCTATTCTCACGCTTTGGAGTGATATATGTAGTCACCGGAGGACGGAAGTCCGCCGGAATCAAATCAAAACGGAGGGTTCCATCATGAAGCTCAACTACAACCTTGTCGGAGAGAAACGCAAGTCGCTGGCCGGCGCCGCCGGTGAAATTCTGAATCAGCCGGTCCGTTACCTCGGCGCTCCCTCGTTCGAATATGAGGCCGGCGCGTACCGCATCGGCAAAACCGGGCTGGTCGCCGGCCCGGACAGCCGGGAGCTTGAGGCCGCCCTGAAAGAACGCGGCTTTTCCGCCGAGGTTCGCGCTTACGATGAACCGGAAGCGGAAAAAGCGAACGCCGCCCCGGACATTCTGACCATCGAGATGCCGATGGACGGCTTTTCCCCCAGAAAGGTCGACAACCTCTGCAAAATGGTGGACGCCAAGGCCGCGCTTCTGAAAGCGGCGCTGGGAACGGAGGATCTGCCCATCCGGCAGACGAACGAGGACGGCGGCAGGCTGTGCTTCCCCTGGTTCCGGTTTACGGACGATGCCGACACCGTCGCCGCCTACACTGCCCTGATTGCCAAGCTCTGCGAAGCGGCCAAAAAGAAAAAGCGCGTCACCGCCCGGGAGCACGAGGCGGATAACCCCAAATACGCCATGCGGTGCTGGCTTCTTTCGCTGGGCTTCATCGGGGAGGAATACAAGCAGGCGCGGAAAATCCTGCTGGCAAACCTCAAGGGCAACGGCTCCTACAAATCCAGAGTACGGTAAGGCGGTGAACAAAGTGAATTTTCCAAGCAGAGAAACGGTGGAGCGGCTCCGCCGGCAGTATCCCACGGGCTGCCGCGTGGAACTGGTGCGGATGAATGACCCGCAGGCCCCGCCCATAGGAACCCGCGGCACGGTGCGTGGCGTGGACGACGCCGGCAGCATCATGGTCGCGTGGGACAACGGGAGCGGCCTTTCGGTCGCCTACGGCGCGGATATTTGCAGGGTGGTGAGCGGGCATGACTGAAAAAGTGAAGAAGCAGATTCTGGCCGTGCGGGACACCGGGCGGACGAATATGTTTGATACGAACGCCGTCAAAAGCATCGCGCTGGAAATGGATTTTTTTGAGCTGGCGGACTTCCTCGAAACCGAGCGCAAAGCCTATTCCCGGTTCATCCTCACGGGCGAGGGTTAATCACACAATCTCCAAGCGAGAACTTTGTGTAATATATATCCTCAAAATGACTTGCTGTTCCGGGTGTTCAGAGTGATATATGTACATGCCGAAAGGC